TGTAGGAGCTCCTATAATACGTCCTGATAATATTGATGATTGGAAATTAAGGGGTGTTAATAAAGTAAATAAACATCTTGAAACTAAATTTAATGAACTTAAAGAGGAATATCTTAAGTTAGTGGAAGAATATAAATGGAATGAATTAGTATATCAATCTAAATTTTCATTTGAACCTGTAATTGGTCAAATTTATTATCTCTATATTGGGAATGATAAAAATTTATTTTTATCTTTAATATTACCTGATGAATGGGATAAAGAATACATTGGGTCTTTTAAATTGGAAAGTCAACAAAAATGGATTAAAGTATGAAACATTTAGAAGATACACCTTGGTGGATTTGTGATCCCGAAGATATTAACTTTTGTGCTTATGTTGATACCGATTCAAATTATTTTCACGCTGAACCTATACTAAGACATTTATATCCTAATTTTGATCAAATGTCAGTTAATGAACGAGATGATGCACTTGAACAAATAGCTCTTAAATATCAGGACATTATAACAAAATCATATGATACATTAGCTAAAGAATGTTTTAATGTTCCAACACATCGTCTTGAAATGAAAACTGAATGTGTTATTCGTTCTGCTTATTTTAGAGCAACAAGACGTTATGCTCAATGGATTACTAAAAAAGAAGGTATTGCTAAAGAAGAATTAGATGTTAAGGGTCTTGAATTTAAAAAAGCTAATTTTCCTCCTGTATTAGGTGATTTTTTTAAAACAACTTTAATTGATGTTTTAAAAGGAACTAAACAATCTGAAATAGATGAAAGGGTTAAAGATTTTAAAAATAAAATTCTATCAGGTGATATTTCAATTCTAAAATTAGGTAACCCCACCTCAGTAAAAAAATTAAATAACTATATTGAACGCAAAGCTAAAGCTGGTGAAATGTTTTCTATAGTTGGTAAAGGTGCTCCTGCTTCGGTTCGTGCTACTATTGTGTATAATGATTTGGTTAGATTTTGGAAATTAAATGATACTTACAGTTACATAGTCCAGGGTGATAAAGTTAAATGGGTTTATTTAAAACCAAATCCTTATCAAATTGAAGCACTTGCTTTTTTAGATTTTGAAATCCCAGATAAAATTTATAAATTTATAGAAACTTACGTTGATCGTAAAAAAATTTTTGATACTATATTGTTAAACAAATTAGAAGGATTTTATAGTGATTTAGGTTGGAACTTAAACTTAAATCCATACCAAAACTTATTTTTTAATATATGATAAATAAACTAACACTACAGTCTCTTATTAGTAAATACTATTTAGGAATTAATGAATCAGTAAAATGGTCAATTAAAAATAATACTTTAAGTATTGATTTTATGTCCCCTACTAAAGATGTAATTGGAAACGTTACATGTAATGAATTTAATCTTGAGGATTGTGATTTAGCCATTTATGATACTAAAAAACTAATTAATCTTATAAGCATATGTAAAGGTGATTTACTTTTAGAACCTGAAAAAATTAATAAACTTTATACTAAACTTAAAATATCAGATTCAAGTTTTAATTTAACATATGCTTTATCTGATCCCTTATTAATTAATAAAGTAGGTACAGTAAATGTACCTCAATGGGCTGTTAAATTAGAATTAAGCAGTGAAGATGTTGAAAGTTTAATAAAAGCTAAAGGTGCATTATCAGAAGTAGATAATATGCTAATTACTACTATAAAAAATAATTATGGCGAATCAGTATGTGAGTTTGTATTTGGTGATGAATCGGGGCATAATAATAAAATAACATATCAAATATCAGGGGATATTCAGGAATTAAACATTAAACTACCATTTAATTCTGATATATTCAAAACTATATTTCAAGTTAATAAAACATCTGAAAATTATACTTTATATTTAAGTAACATGGGTTTAATGAAACTTGAATTTCAAGAAGGCACTGTGTCGAATCATTATTACATAGTAAGAAAAGCAGAACAAGGCTTTTAATTTAAAAAAAGTACAAAATTATTTGGATAGGTTACTTTTGTTTATTATATTTACGTAAACAAAAAAAGCAAGATATATGTCAATCATCAAAGATCCATCACTAGCTCCTTTCTATATTGGAAAAGATGCGTACTGTTACACAGTTTATGAAATAGTTAAACCTAATAAGGAACATCACCTTAAAAAAAGTGGTGTAGATAAAGTATATGAAAAACCATTAGGACACTATAAAAATTTAGGAAGCGCTTTAAAAGCAGTTGCTAACGCTAAATTAATAGTTGAAGATAAAACCTATGAATCCGTTAAGGATTATATTAAAGAATGGGAACATATTAACAAAGAAACAGAAAAATTATTTAATACAAAAGATTTATGAAACTAGAAGCATTATTTGATGCAGTTATTGTAAAACCATTAGAAGTAGAAGAAACTACTTATGGTTCAATTATTGTACCTGATTTAGGTAAAGAAAAAAATGAACGTGGAACAGTTATAGCTGTTGGTCCTGGTAGATATACTATTACAGGAGAATTTATTAGTACACAAATTTGTGAAGGAGATGTAGTTGTTCTTCCTACAATGGGGTTTACTAAACTCCATTTTGAAGGAAATGAATATTACATTGGTCCTGAAAATCAAGTTTTAGCTCGAATTATTAACGATTAAAAATTATTTAAATGAAAAAAGAAGTTAAATTAGGTTTATATGCCCGAAATGAATTGATGTGTGGTATTGAAACCTTAGCAAAAGCAGTTATTTGTACCTTAGGTCCAAATGGTAGGAATGTAGTTATTGATCAAAATGGTGCTTCTCCTATCTCAACCAAAGATGGAGTTACAGTTGCTAAAAGTATTTTTCTTGAAAATAAAATTCAAGATTTAGGAGCACAGATGGTTCGTCAAGCTGCTATGAAAACAGCTGATAAAGCTGGAGATGGTACTACTACTTCTACTCTTTTAGCTCATGAGATGATTAAAGCAGGTTTAAAACACCTTAATAACGGAGCAAATGCTGTAGAAATTAAACGTGGTATAGATCTTGCTGTAAAAGAAGTAATTAAATATCTTCAAAATAACATATCAAATGATATTTCTTCTGAAGAACAATTACAACAAGTAGCTACTATTTCAGCTAACAACGACGTTGAGATAGGTAAATTAATTGCTACTGCAATTGAAAAAGTAGGACGTGATGGAGTAGTTCATATTGAAGAATCAAAATCAGGTGAAACCTATCTTGAAACAGTAGAAGGTATGCAATTTGATCGTGGTTACAAATCACATTTCTTTGTAACAGACAATAACACAATGTCTTGTACTTTAAACAATCCACTTACTCTTATCGCTGATAAGAAATTTACATCAATTAAAGAATTATTACCATTGCTAGAAGCAGTATCATCACAAGGTAAATCATTGTTTATCATTGCTGAAGATATTGAAGGTGAAGCATTAGCAACATTAATTGTAAATAAAATGAGAGGCACTATTAAAGTAGCAGCTGTTAAAGCTCCTGACTTTGGTGATCGTAGAAAACTAATTTTAGATGATATTGCACTTTTAACAGGTGGTGAGGTATTTAGTACTGATAAGGGTATGAAATTAGATCGTTTTGATTCAAAATGGTTTGGTGAAGCCCGAGTTGTAACAGTAACAAAAGATCAAACAACCATTGTAGATGGAAAAGGACAGCCTGAACGAATTGAAGCACGTATTGAAGAACTTCAACAACAAATCGAAAAAGCAAAAACACCATTTGAAAAAGAAAAACTCCAAGAAAGATTGGCGAAATTCATCGGAGGAGTAGCAATTGTTCATGTAGGTGGTAATACCGAAACAGAAGTAAAAGAAAAGAAAGATCGTGTTGATGATGCTTTACAAGCAACTAAAGCCGCGATTGAAGAAGGTATTGTACCAGGTGGTGGCGCTGCTTTATTATACGCTCGTGAAGCAATTGTAAATCGTCATACAACAGGAGGAAATATTGTTTATAAAGCATGTGGTGCTCCATTTATGAAGATTCTATCAAATGCAGGATATGAAAATGAAGAAACTTTCCAATTAATGAATAAACTTAATGGTAAAGATAATTGGAAAGGTTACAATATCACTTCTGATAAATTTGTTAACATGAAAGAAGCTGGTATTATTGACCCAACGAAAGTCACGAGGACCGCGATTGAAAACGCCGCTTCAGTAGCAGGAACAATTTTATTAACCGAATGCACAGTTGTAGATAAGCCTGAAGATAAAAAACAGGATGATATGATGGGTGGAATGGGAGGTATGTTCTAATGGCTACCGAAGTCAAAGAAGAAGTCGTGTTGATTGCTAAGCGACGCCCACCTGGAGACAGTTGGGTGTTGCTAAGCGATCCTAATCATGTATATACTTCATTAACAGACGCATTAGAGGGTTATTTTCAAGAAGTACAACAACCATGTGACTTCAGATTATCACCTATAAAAGGTGAATTATATGCTATTGATAGTAAGGTGGTTGAAAAAGCACCGCCTCCACCTCCAAAGAAGTTTAACATGTATGGTGATTACTAGTTTTTTTGGAATATGTATGATAAAATATTATTATGAATAAAGAATTTCTTAAAATGCAAAAATTAGCTGGTTTAATTACTGAAAACCAGATGAAAGAAGTAATAGGAGATATCGATGATGCTCCATCACGAGACGGAGATTTTAATCCAAATGCTGATGCTGAAGCTGATAATGCTCATTATGTGTATAATGACGAAGGAGCTAGTTTTGAATTTTTAAAAGATACTTTAGATGGTATATATCAAGCTGGTAAATACGGTGATAAAATTGATATTATGAAGTTAGCTAAAAATATTAAAGATTATTTTCAAAAATAAACTATAGATATTTAAAATAATTTATTTGTAAAATTTGGCCTTCGGGCCATTTTTTATTATATTAGGTTATATGAAAGAAAATAGTTTATTTGTAGAAAAATATCGCTCTAAAACATTAGATGAATATGTTGGTAATGAGCAATTAAAACAAATTGTCCAAAAATATATCGACAATAATGACTTACAGAATTTACTATTGTATGGTACACCTGGTACAGGTAAAACTACATTAGCTAAATTAATTGTAAATAATTTTGATTGTGATTACCTTTATATAAACGCAAGTGATGAGAGGGGGATTGATACTATTAGAGATAAAGTTCAAGGTTTTGCTTCAAGTGCTTCATTCAAACCAATTAAGATTATTATTTTAGACGAAGCAGATTTTTTAACTATTCAAGCCCAAGCCTCATTACGAAACATTATTGAGACATTCTCTCGTACAACAAGATTTATTTTAACATGTAATTACCTTGAACGAATTATTGATCCCCTTCAATCACGTTGTCAAGTATTAAAGATTACTCCTCCATCTAAAAAAGAAGTAGCTAAACATATTGCTAACATTTTAGAGAAAGAAAACATTAATTATGAACTAGAAGATCTAGTTTTATTAGTTAATAAACATTATCCTGATCTTAGAAAGATATTAAACACTTGTCAAGTAAATACTGTTGATAATACTCTAAAAGTAGATAAAACAGTATTAACAGGTGGTTATAAAGATGAACTATTAAAAGAACTTAAATCACCATCTAAATCTAGTTTTAAAAACATTAGACAAATACTTGCTGATAGTAATTTGGATGATTTTGAAGATGTTTATAGATTTCTATATGACACATTAGATGAATATGGTAAGAATGATCTAGCTAAAACATTGATCGTAATTGAAATAGAAAATTATATGTACCACGCTAATTTTCGCCTAGACAAAGAAATCAATGTTATGGCATTGTTAGCATCAGTTTTAAAAATAATAAATAATTAATATGGAAAACCAACAACAACTCAACGTTAAAGTTGATCCAAGCCAAACAGTGGCTATTACATCACCAGAAGGTAATCATATCTTCGCTGAGGGTGTTATTTTACGTAAGGTTTCTAAGTTCTTAGCTGGAACAGCTGAAGATGCTATTATGCCAATTCCTTGTTTCTACGATGTAAAAACAGGTAAGGTATTAGTAGAAATGTTACCTAAAGAATTTAGAAGTGAGTATGAAAATCTTTGATTGGCTTAATCAAATTACTTACGAAAAACAACCCTGGAATTCATTTACTGAGGAAGACAAGAAACCATTTGAACCATATATGATTCATCGCTTCCTCAGTATGAATCCTGATTATATTGAATTTGTAAATTTAGTACAAGTCTTCCCAGTCACTGATAAAGAAAAAATATATAATATATATTTATATATGATACCCAAAAAGAAAATGTTTCTAAAATACATTAAATCTTCTAAAACTAAAAAGCAAGAAAAATTGCTTGGGTATATAGCTTCTTATTATGAGTGTTCATTAGGTGAAGCAAATGAATATATTGACATCTTAAGAGAACATGGTGTGAAAAACATCTTAAATCAATTAGGTGTTGATGAAAAAGAACAAAAAAAGTTATTAAAAAATGGATAGTATAGTTGCATCAATAATTAAACAATTCGAAGATCGAAGTGTTGCAGGTAAGAAAAAGTATGGTACTGATTTAGATAGACAAGATTTATCTTTATTAGATTGGGTTGAACATGCTAAACAAGAGCATATGGATGCTATCTTGTATCTAGAAAAATTAAAACAACAGTTTATTCAAGAAGTAACTGATCCCCATAAAGTAGGAAACAAGTGAGTAAAAGAACACCGTTCATAGTAAGAGCGATTCGGAATCATACTCCTCAAGAGATCAATTATGCTTCCCAAAAGACAATATCTTATAGTCAATACTCTATTTATAATGACTGTCCTCATAAATGGAAGTTGTTATATAAAGATGGATTAAATGAATACCAGCCTACAATTCATACTGTGTTTGGAACTGCTGTTCATGAAGTGCTTCAAAGTTATATTACTGTAATGTATGAAGAAAGTGGAGCAGCGGCTGATAGAATAGATATTGAAACTCAATTTGAAGAAAAATTTAGGGAAGTATATTCAGAGGAATATAAAAAGAATAAAAATATTCATTTTAGTAGTGCCTCTGAAATGAGAGAGTTTTATGAAGATGGTCTTAATATATTAAATTATTTTAAGAAAAATAGAGGTTCATACTTCAGTAAACGAGGATGGCATTTAGTAGGATGTGAATTACCAATTGTAATTAATCCTAACCCTCAATATCCAAGTATATTATATAAAGGTTATCTTGATTTAGTTTTATATAATGAAAATACAGATAAACATAAGATTATCGATTTTAAAACATCTACTCGAGGTTGGAATGCTGATGTTAAAAAAGATGAAGGTAAGCAGTTTCAACTAATATTTTACAAAAACTATTATAGTAAACAATATAAGGTACCTGAAGAAAATATTGATGTTGAGTTTGTTATACTAAAAAGAAAAATATGGGAAGAAAGTGAATTCCCACAAAGTCGTATTCAAGAATTTGCTCCACCAAGTGGAAAAATTAAAATGAATAGAGCAATGAGTTCAATGGCTAATTTTATAGAACAGTGTTTTAACCATGATGGATCATTTAAAGATACAAACCATCCTATAACACCAAATAAAAACTGTCAATACTGTCCTTTTAATAATAATAAAGAACTCTGTAACAAATAATAAACTCATATATATTTATATACAAATAAAAGCTATGAGTAAAAAGGATATGACATTAACAAGCGTAAAAGTACAAAGCGACTTGTTTGAAGACTTTAAACTGGAGTGCGTTAAACAAAAATTTTCTTTACAGAAGCTTGTAGACCGCACAATTCATTTATACCTTACAGATAATGAATTTAAAAAATCAATTCACAGTCACAATAATTTAAATCGATAAAAAAAGTTTTATGAATCAAAGTTTTGGTTATCTTCCTCAAAATGAGAGGAAAAAAATCTTACTAATTTGCGATGACATTAGAGTACACTCAGGTGTAGCTACTATTGCTCGAGAATTAGTATTAAATACAGCTCAACATTTTAATTGGGTAAATGTTGGTGGAGCTATTAATCATCCAGAAGCAGGTAAACGTTTAGATTTAAGCGCAGATACTAACGCTAATGCTGGGTTAAATGACAGTTCAATTATATTATACCCAACTAACGGCTATGGGGATGCTCGTTTAATTAGACAATTAATACAAATAGAAAGACCAGATGCTATTTTCTTAATTACTGATCCAAGATATTTTATTTGGTTATTTCAAATTGAAAATGAGATTAGAAGAAAAATGCCTATTATATATTTGAATATTTGGGATGATTACCCAGCACCAATGTATAATAAACCATATTATGAGTCATGTGATGCTTTATTAGCTATTTCAAAACAGACTAAAAATATTAATGAATTAGTATTAGGTGATAAAGCTAAAAACAAAATTATTGAATATGTACCTCATGGTTTAAATGAAAATATTTTCAAACCACTTAATTTAAAAGATGAACAATTAAAAGATTTTAAAAAAGATCTATTTAAAGGTAAAGAATATGATTTTGTTTTATTTTTTAATTCAAGAAATATTCGTCGTAAACAAATTCCAGACGCGATGTTTGCTTACAAAATCTTTATTGATTCATTAACTGAGGAACAAGCTAAAAAATGCGCTTTTGTTTTACATACTCAAATAGTAGATGATAATGGAACTGATCTTTTAGCAGTACAAGAAATGTTATTTGGTAGTGACGCTAAATATAATATTATCTATTCTGATAAGTATGGAACACCTGAAACTATGAATTTACTTTATAACAGTACTGATGCTCAAATTTTATTAACTAATAATGAAGGTTGGGGATTAAGTTTAACCGAAGCAATATTAGTAGGTAATCCAATTATCGCTAATGTAACTGGTGGAATGCAGGATCAGATGCGTTTTAGTAAAAAAGGTAAATGGATTGAATTTAATGCTGAGTTTCCTTCTAACCATACTGGCAAAATTAAAGAACATGGAGAATGGGCGTTTCCAGTCTATCCAACTAACAGATCAATTCAAGGTTCACCAATAACTCCTTATATTTGGGATGATAGATGCAACGCTGAAGACGCCGCTGAACAAATAATGAATGTTTATAAATTATCTAAAGAAGAAAGAAAAGCACTAGGTCTTAAAGGACGTGAGTGGGCTTTATCAGATGAGGCAGGATTTACAGCCTCTAATATGGGTAAAAAAGTAATTACAACTTTAGATAAATTATTTAAAACTTGGAAACCAAGAGAAAAATATGAATTTATAAATACAAATGAAATTAAAGATAAAGTAGTACCTCACAAATTAGTATATTAAACAGTTATGGAAAACAAACCGTTATTTTTTATCTCCTGCCCTATTGATACTTATAGTGGTTATGGAGCACGTTCTCGAGATTTAGTTAGAGCAATTATCCAATTGGATAAATATGATGTAAAAATCTTACCACAAATGTGGGGTAACACACCTTGGGGATTTATTAATGACAATCCTGAATGGGAGTTTTTAAATAAACATATTTGGAATCAACCTCAACTACCAAAACAACCAGAAATTTGGATGCAAATTACTATCCCAAGTGAATTCCAACCTATAGGAAAATACAATATTGGAATGACAGCAGGTATTGAAACCACTATTTCACCTGGTGATTGGATTGAAGGTATTAACAGAATGAATTTAACTTTAACTTCATCAGAACATTCTAAAAGAACATTTTTAGACACTATAATGCAAAAAGTAGATCAACGTACTAATCAAGTAATTGGTGAAATTAAAGTTGAAAAACCAATTGAAGTATTATTTGAAGGTGCTGATACTGAGATTTATAAAGTATTAGATAAAGTAGATTCATTCTCTGAATTAAATAATATTAAAGAAAAATTCGCTTTTTTATTTGTAGGACATTGGATAAATGGGGATGTAGGTGAAGATAGAAAAAATGTTGGATTGTTAATCAAGATGTTTTTTGAAGTATTTAAAAATAAAAAAGACAAACCAGCATTAGTTTTAAAAACATCTCAAATGGGTTCTTCATATGTTGACAGAGAAGACATTTTAAAGAAAATTAAACTAATAGCTAAATCAGTTAATAGTAAAGATTTACCTAATATCTATCTAATGCATGGTGAATTTACAGATATAGAAATGAATGAGTTATATAATCATCCTAAAGTTAAAGTGATGATTAATTTAACTAAAGGTGAAGGATATGGTAGACCATTACTCGAATTTAGTTTAACTAAAAAACCAATTATAACAACTAATTGGAGTGGACACACAGATTTCTTAAACCCAGAATTTACAACTATGTTGCCAGGACAATTAACAGATGTTCATCCAAGTGCGGCTAATAATTGGTTATTAAAAGAAGGAAAATGGTTTTCAGTAGATTTAGGTCATACTGGAGTAACTATTAAAGATATATTTGAAAATTATAAAAAATATATTGATGGAGCTAAACGACAAGCTTTTAAAAGTAAAAATGAATTTAGTTGGGATAAAATGAAGGATAAAACAGATGAATTATTAACTAAATATATTCCTGAGTTCCCAAAACAAGTTCAATTACAATTACCTAAACTTAAAAAAATTGAATTACCTAAATTACAAAAAGTAGAATCAAATGGATAAAATTATAATGTGCCCCAAATCAGGAGGTGACTTGTGTTATGAAACACAGGTCACACCTGAAATAACTAATTGGATGTCTTTATCTTGTGGATATTGGACTAATAGTTTAATGAAGGAAGGAAGTGAGTTCTATAATGAACAAATGTCTGCTCTTCCTGAATTATATAAAGATTTAGCTTGGAAAGATGAATCAACAGATCTAATTTGGTTACCACAAACTATTAATGAACCTCAAAAAGGTATGATATTTGCTAATGGAACTAGTGCTAAAGAGTGGAAATGGTCAGCTGTCAAAGCAGTTCTTGTAACTGAGGAAGAAAAATTTAAATACCCAATCCCAAAACAACCAGGCAAGTTCTATGAGTATAGAATGGATATGACTACTATCCAACATTTTGATGAAAGAGAATTTATTGATGCTTTAGAATACATTGGCTTGATAGGATAATTTAATTATATTAGGTTATATGAAAATTAGTTATGCGATTACCGTCTGTAATGAGTTGGAGGAAATAAGTTGTTTACTTAACTTTCTCCACCAGTATAAACGTTCTGAAGATGAAATTTGTGTTTTATTAGATAAACCAAAAGCATCCCAACAATTATTAGATGAACTTTATTATTGGTCATCTAAAGATATAATTACTTTAAAGGAAAGTACATTTCAAGGACATTTTGCTGATTGGAAAAATGAGCTGACTAAAATGTGTTCTGGGGATTATATTTTTCAAATTGACGCTGATGAATTACCTAATGAGGAATTATTACAAACACTCCCAAGTGTATTAACAAACTCAGGAGCCGATGTCGTTTTAACTCCTAGAATCAATATTGTGGAAGGTATTACACCTCAACATTTACAAATATGGGGTTGGAAACAAAATGATAAAGGATGGGTTCAATTTCCTGATTACCAATGGAGAATATTTAAGAATACTCCTAATATTAAATGGATAAATAAAATACATGAGATATTAGATGGATATAAAACATATGCCTATTTACCTGAATTAGAAGAATATTCTTTATATCATTATAAACATATATCAAAACAAGAATCACAAAATAGTTTTTATAGCAAGTTATGAAAAAAGCATTAATTACTGGTATAAATGGACAAGATGGTTCATATCTTGCTGAGTTTTTACTTGATAAAGAATATGAAGTTTGGGGGATTTTAAAACGCAATTCAGTAGCTGAAAATCAAACATCTAGATTAAATAAAATTTATCATAAATTAAAACTAGAATATGCTGACTTAACTGATTTAGCATCACTAATTAGGGTAATATCTAAAATACAACCTGATGAATTATATAATTTAGCTGCTCAATCTCATGTCAGAATTAGTTTTGATCAACCTTTATATACCACGAACGCGACAGCTATAGGTGCTTTAAATATATTAGAAGCAGTTAAAATGGTATCACCTAATACTAAAATATATCAAGCTAGTAGTTCAGAAATGTTTGGTAACTCAATTGATGAAGATGGTTATCAAAGAGAAACAACACCAATGAACCCAGTCTCACCTTATGGGTGTGCTAAAGTATTTGCTTATAATATAAGTAAAAATTATAGACATTCATATAATATGTTTGTTTCTAATGGTATATTATTTAATCATGAATCACCTAGGCGAGGAACTAACTTTGTAACAAATAAAGTTTGTAAAGAAGCAGTTAAAATTAAATTAGGATTATCTAATGAGTTAAAATTAGGTAATTTAGACGCTACTAGAGACTGGGGACATGCTAAAGATTATATTAGAGCAATGTGGGAAATATTACAATTAGATAAGCCAGATGATTTTATTTGCGCGACAGGAGTTTCTTATTCAGTTAGAGAACTTGTGAATTACGTTTTTACAAGATTAGGTTTACATTGGTCTGAATATGTCAAACAAGATGAAAAATTTTTAAGACCTGAAGAACTACATAATTTAAAAGGTGACTCATCTAAATTAATTAAAATTACAGGTTGGACCCCTGAATATACATTTGAAACAATGTTAGATGAAATGATTAATTATTGGATAAAAAAATATGAAAATAAATAAATATGGAACATTTTTATAAAAACTTAGGAGAAAATTGGTTTACATATCCTAATTTATACTCTTACATGGTAGAGAAATTCCCTACTAACTCTCATTTTGTTGAAGTAGGAGTATGGAAAGGTATGAGTGCAGCATACATGGCTGTAGAAATTATTAACTCAGGAAAAAATATTAAATTTGATTGCATTGATAATTGGGAATTTGTTAAAGATCTCCAAGATGATATCCCTCAAGAATTATTTGGAGAAGATATATATGAAACGTTTTTAAAGAATATAGAACCTGTAAAAGATAAAATAACTCCAATCAAATCATTATCTTGGGATGGAGCTAAATATTATGAAGATAATTCATTAGATTTTGTTTTCATTGATGCAGCTCATGATTATGAGAGTGTGAAAAAAGATATCAACGCTTGGTTTTCTAAAGTAAAAAAAGGTGGAGCTATAGGAGGACATGATTATGAATGGTGCGCTGATGTTCAAAAAGCAGTTCATGAATTTTTCGCTAATAAAGAAATTTATCAAACTGAAGGATGTTGGGTGTATTTTAATGATTGATTATGAAAATATTTACTAAATTTTTTGATCCAAAAACTTTTGAAGAAAAATTAAAAGAATATAAATATATAGATTTTTCTTTATTTGTAGATGATATTCCCCAAAAGCAAGAAAATTTATCAACTGTTAATATAATTGTACTTCAAGAACCAAATGAATATTTTGGAATGCATGATTGGGTAATACATAATAAAGATATATTTAATGTTATATTAACTTGGAATGATAAAATTTTAAATAAATGTAATAACTCATTATTTTTACCATTCGGTCACTCCTGGTTTAAACCAGACCAATATTTAAAAGATCACCCTAAAGAATTTAAAATATCTCATCTATGTGGAGTACTATTAAAATCATATGGACATCAAATGAGACATGAAATTTTAGATAGAGAAAATGAATTTAAGATTCCTACTCAATTTTACAAAACAATAGGAGATAGACATAATCAGGAAGATGCTAGAATAGGGAAAGAAACAGTATTTGGTAATACTCAATATGGTATAGCTATTGAAAATTTTTCTCATAGAGGATATTTTACTGAAAAGATATTAGATTGTTTTTTAATGAAAACTATACCTGTATATAATGGATGTTCTAACATTGGTGATTTTTTTAATGAAAAGAGTATAATAAAGTTTGAAAATATAGATGATTTAATTTATATTGCTAATCAATTAGATGAAAATTATTATAATAGTCTTAAAGATTTTATTGAAGAGAATTATAAATTAGCAATTCAGTATATTGATTTTGAACAAACTATTTCAAATAAAGTAATAGATATTTTTAAATTAAATAACTTATGATTCAAATATTAATACATTCTTTACCTCAAGAAATAGATCAATTAGAACAAGTTTTAATTAGATTAAAATATAATTCTAATTATCTAATAAGTAAAAATATATTAGTAGATGTAGTTTTAAATTGCAATTTAGTTAATTGGGAAACATCAATTATACCTAAATCATTTTTTATAAATAAATTTAACCAATTAGAACAATTAACTAAAACTTGGGCTAATACTAAATTTGAGATTAATGAGGACGGGAGTATTCAAGGATGTGTATCACATAGAAGAAAAGTATCTGTTGAAACACAAGCTGATGCTTTACTTATTTTAGACACAGATATATTTTTTAATGATACTTTATTATTTTATATAGAAAATGCTGTTAATATATTAAAAAACAACAATCCATATTATATTTTAACTCCTCAAACTACTCCAATGTGGGATACTAGTTGGGATCCTATTGTTAATGAAAATTATAAAAATGATGGGATTCATTTCCAAAAAAGAGACCCATATAATTATATTCAAGATTTAGGAGAAATAAATATAAAACCAATTGATGAATTTAAATTTGGAGGAGGATGGGCTACAGTTATTAGTACTCCATTAATTAAAAAAATAGGAATTCCTGAGTCATTAGGACATTACGGTTTAGAAGATACATTTATAATGTATTGTTCATATATAATGAAACAAAACAATATAAATATTACTCAATATGTTTTAGAAAATAAAGTTATAGTAGAAGATCATTTATTTAGATCTAATCCATATAAAGATTATTTAACAATAATTAATAAACAAGACGAATTTAAAAAAATAGCTCATAATAATTTCCAAAATGAATTAAATAAGTTTGGAAATAGTTTAAAAATTTAATATATTATATAATAAAAGTAATATGAAAAATGTTTATGATATAACAAATGAGTTTGAAAAAAAACTCGCTGAGTACACTGGAGCCCCATATGTAGTGACATTAGATAATCAAAGTAATGGACTGTTTTTATCATTATATTATGAACATTATATTAAAAATAGCCTAACATCTACAGAAATTACTATCCCATCTAGAACATACCCTTCAGTTCCATGCGAAATAATTCATGCTGGGTTAAAGGTGAAATTTAGAAATATTAAAGGCAAAACACTTAAAGGAGCATATAATTTAGAAGGATCTAATGTTTGGGATTCTGCTTTAAGTTTTACTCACAATATGTACAAACCTGGAACATATATGTGTATATCATTTACTGGACCATATAAACATTTTAAATTATCTAAAGGTGGAGCAATATTAACAGACGATTATGATGCTTTTCATTGGTTTAAACGAGCTAGATATTCTGGAAGGCGTGAATGTTCATATCATGATGATTATTTTGATATGTTAGGATGGAATTTTTATATGATGCCTGAATTAGCTGCTCGAGGATTATTATTAATGAATCAATTTTATAATGGCGAAGGAAAACCTAAACATAATGAAGACCTAGAATTACCATACCCAGATCTTTCTAAATTTGAAATTTACACTAAAATAAATAAAAAATAATATGGAATTAAATGAATTTATTACTAATTTCGTTAACCAGCTTGACGAACCATTGGAAATTACTGTGACTAAGGATACTAACTTTAGAGATGAAATTGGAGAATGGGACTCATTAACAGCTATGACTATTATGGCTATGATTATTGATGAGTATGGAGTTACTCTAAAAAGCGAAGAGTTTAAAAAATGCATTACGATCAATGATATTTTTGAACTAATCAAAAGTAAAAAGTAAATGAGCTTAGTGGCAGTTAATAATGCGTCTATAAAAGGAATAGCTACGGCTATTCCTAAAGATGCTGTATTAAATACTAATGAAAAATTCACCAGTACTACTGGAGTATACGAAAGGAGAATCGCCAAGAGTAAGGTGTGTGCATCAGATTTATGTGAAGCAGCAGCCAACAACATAATACACAATCTTGGTGTTAATAAGGAAGATATAGGAATACTAATTTTTGTTAGCCAAACCCCAGACTATCAGTTACCAGTCACAAGCACTATATTACAGCATAAATTAGGATTACCTCAATCATGCATATGCTTTGATATTCCACTTGGGTGTTCTGGATATGTTTATGGTTTATACGTTATATCCTCTCTAATTAGCAGTGGAACCATGAAAAAAGGATTGTTGCTAGTAGGAGATACAATTTCAAAACAAGTTAATCCTAAAGATCAAAGTACAGAACCTTTATTTGGAGACGCTGGAACAGCCACGTTAATAGAGTTTAATAAAGACTCCTCACCTATGTTCTTTAATTTAGGATCTGATGGATCAGGATTTAACTCAATTATAATACCAGATGGAGGATATAGAAATCAAATCACAGAATCATCTTTAAAACCATATATTTTTAATGAATTAGAAAGAAGAAAATGTGATTTACATTTAGATGGTATAGATGTTTTTAATTTTGGAGTAAGTAAAGTACCTAAAATTATTAATGAATTTACTGAGCATTTTAATATAGATTTAAATAATATTGATTATTTTATTTTCCATCAAGCAAATAAGTTTATGAATGATAAAATATATAAAAAATTAAAACTTAACCCTGATAAAATATTAACATCACTAAACAAATTCGGTAACACTAGCTCAGCAACAATACCTTTAACTATAAATTATAATTTAGATAATATTAAAAAAGATACTAATTTATTAATTTGTGGGTTTGGAGTTGGATTAAGTTGGGGATGCTGTTATATTAAATCAGATGATATATATTGTCCTAAATTAATTGAAATATGAGTTTATTTGATATAAAAAACAAAACAATACTAATAACAGGAGCATCATCAGGTTTAGGTAAGGAACTAGCAATCCAGTTATCTAAATTAGGAGCTAATATTATTATAACAGGGAGAGATAAAAATCGATTAGAAGAAACATTATCACAATTAAGTAATCCATTTTTATCAATTCCATCAGATTTATCTTTTGAAGAGGATATAATTAAATTAACTCAACTTCTTCCAACATTAGATGGAATAATATTTTGTGCAGGTATTGTTGAATATGCTCCTGTTAAACTTATTAATTCTAATAGAATAAATAATACAATGTCTATTAATTTTAATAGTCAAGTATTACTAACCCAACAATTAATTAAACAAAGAAAATTAAACCGTGACTCATCTTTAATTTATATATCATCAATTGCTTCTAAAATTGGAGTAGCAGGAACAGCAATGTACGCTGCATCTAAATCAGCATTAAATGCTTTTGTTAGAGTGACAGCTACTGAATTATCATCTCAAAATATTAGAGTCAATAGTATATGTCCTGGTATTATTTTAACTCCAATGGGTGAAAAAGCTCAAAGTATGAGTGAAGATATAAGTAAAGATTATCCATTAGGTTTAGGTACTCCTAAAGATATAGTTGGGCCTTGTATTTTCTTATTAGCGGAAGCAAGTAGATGGATTACAGGTACTGAAATGATTTTAGATGGTGGTTTAACTTTAATTTAATAAAATATGTTTTCAAACATTCCTCCTCTTTATTACTATGATAAAGATATTTTTAAATCAGAAAAAATGAAAATATTTCATGATAATTGGATATTTGTATGTTTTAAACATGATGTGAGTAATATAAATGATTTTATAACTAAAACAATAGGCGAAATTCCAATTGTAATTCAAAATTTAAATAATAATATAAAAGCATTCCAGAATGTTTGTTCTCATCGTTTTAGCACTTTACAAACTAAACCTAAAGGTAATAGAGGATTATTTTGCCCTTATCATGGTTGGGCATATAATAAAGATGGAGTACCTAATGGTATTCCAAAAAAACCATTATTTAAAGAATTTACTAAAGATGAGTTATGTAAATTAAAATTAAAAGAATATAATTTAGAATGTTGTGGTGATATGTATTTTATTCATATTAATGAACCTAAACAATCATTAAAAGAATATTTAGGAGAATTTTATTCTATATTAGAAAATATAACTAAAGGAAAAAATTTATTAGTAGATACTAATCCTATAAATATTAAATGTAATTGGAAAATAGTAGTAGAAAATACACTTGAAAGTTACCATGTAGCTTTAGTACATGAAAATACTTTCCAAAAATTAGGAGCTAATGGATTAAATTTTAAATTCTCTGGCAATCATTCTAGTTGGGAGACTAAACTTAATTTACATGAAGATGATCCTAAATTAAGAAAAATTCATTCTAATTTTAATGATCGCCCATTTAATATAGATGGTTATAATCATCTTTTAATTTACCCTAATTTATTAGTTTCAACATCATATGGAGTATCTTTTAATTTCTCAATTATAGAACCAACATCACCAAATGATACCTTCTTCACTAGTCATGTCTATCTATCAAAACCTAATAAATCAGATTTAATATTTGAAATGTATAAACAATCCTTAATTGATTTTAATAGAAAAGTATTTGATGAAGATAAAATAATATGTGAAGAAGTACAAAAAGGAGTAGTAGTAACTGAACAACCTGGGGTTTTAAGTTTAGAAGAACATCGTGTGCATGCTTTTCAAGAAAATTATATTAAACAAATAAAATAATGCAAGCTAAAATAAAAGCAATATCCTATTATCTACCTAAACAAATATTAGATAATAAAAGAATAAATGATCATTTTCCTGAATGGAGTATTGATAAAATTAGTTCTAAAACAGGAATATATGAGCGACATATAGCAGATGATAATGAATTTGCATCTGATATGGCTGTTAAATCTGCTTTAAAATTATTTGACGAGTATAATATTTCCCCTAATGACATAGATTTTATATTATTATGTACTCAAAGCCCAGATTATTTTTTACCAACAACAGCATGTTTAATTCAAAATAGATTAAATATACCTACTACAGCAGGAGCGTTAGATTTTAATCTTGGATGTTCAGGATATATATATGGGTTAGCTTTAGCTAAAGGTTTAATAAATAGTAAAATAGCTAAAAATATATTGCTAATAACTTCAGAGACTTATTCTAAGTTTATTCACCCTAATGATAAAAGTAATAGAACTATATTTGGAGATGGAGCAGCTACTACATTAATATCAACTGAAGGTTTCGCTGATATATTAGATTTTGAATTAGGGACAGATGGAAATGGGGGAGAAAATTTAATTGTTAAAAATGGTGCTTGTAGATATCCTATATCAAATGAAATAGATGATAATTTATATATGAATGGTTCTGAAATATTTAATTTCACATCTCAAGCTATTCCTCCATTAATTGAATCTACGTTGAATAAAAATAATTTAACTCTTGAGAATACTGATTTATTTATATTTCATCAAGCTAATAAATATATGTTGAATCATCTTCGAAAAAAGATTGGCATCCCTGAAAATAAATTTTATATTCATATAGAAAAATGTGGCAATACAGTATCATCAACTATCCCTATAGCATTAAAAGAAGCTATAAATGAAAATAAAATTAAAGGTAATATAATGTTAACAGGATTTGGGGTTGGATACTCATGGGGTTCTTGTATTTTAAAAATAAATAAACAAATAATATGAAAAATTTAATTATAATTGGGGCTAGAGGATTTGGTAGAGAAGTATATAATATAGCCATACAAACAAAAGAATATAATAATAAATGGGTTATTAAAGGATTTTTAGATGACAAAACTACAGCTTTAAAAGATTTTCAAAATTATCCTTCTATTTTATCTTCAGTGGAAGAGTATCAAATAGAAAAAAATGATGTTTTTATTTGCGCTCTAGGGGATGTAAAATGGAAAAAGAAATATGTTAATATGATTCTTGGAAAAAATGGAGAATTTATTAATATAATTCACCCTACTGTGAATATGGGTTTAAACACTAAAATAGGAAGAGGATGCATTATATGCCCTTATACTTATATTTCAAATGATGTGACTATAGGTAATTTCACTACAATTCAATCTCACTCAGCTATCGGACATGATGTGACTATAGGTAATTTTAATCAAATTAATGCTTTAACATTCTTTGGAGGATTTGTTAAAACCGAAGACGAAGTAACTGTGAACCCAGGTGCTACAATCATTCCTAAAACTATTATAGGTGAACAATCAATATTAGGTATAAATAGCACTATTTTAAAACAAGTTAAACCAAATGTTACTATGTTTGGTACACCTGCTAAAGAAATATTATAAATTATGAATATCCATATATTTTACAGCCATTATAATATAACTGGCTCAGACAATAAATTTAGACCATACTGGTTTGATTATGAAAAATGCTTTATTAATCTTTTAAATACAATAGAAGGAAAAAATAATATTAAACTTAATATTGTAATGGATGGAAAAATAAATGATAATTGGATTAAAAAATATAAACATCTTTATAAATCATATGAATTTAAAGGAGGAAACATAGAAATTATAACTAAAGAAGTATATAAAATTATAAAAGAATATCAATGTGATAAAAATGATTTAATATATATTCTAGAAAATGATTACTTACATATTGAAAATTGGAGTGATAAAATTATTGAATTATATAAAACATATAGTGGATTAAATTATGTAAGTTTATATGACCATAATGATAAATATTTTTTACCCCAATATGATGATTTAGTATCAAAAATAATAACTACTGACTCCCACCACTGGAGAACAGTACCTAGTACTTGCGGTACATTTTTTGTACCTAAACATATATTTGATGATGACTATGAAATTCAAACTACTATTATAGGTGACCATAATAAACATATATATCTTAATGAACATAAAGGAAGATTTATATTAACTCCAATTCCAGGATTATCAACTCACTGTATGGAAGGATTATTATCACCTACTATTAATTGGCAAATAATAAATAATAAATAAAATGATAAAAAAAATTACAACTTATGATGAGTTAATTAATGATATTATTAACTCTAAAATAACTATGATATGGAAAGAAATATTTGAAATGCCTTTAAGACATTTTCATAAAATAAATGATATTGATGGTGATATTGTTGAATGTGGGGTATGGAAAGGAGGGTACAGTATATTTCTTAGCCATTTATTTTCAGATAAAAATATATGGGTATGTGACTCATTTGAAGGATTCCAACCATTAGATAAAGCTAGATATAATTTTGAAAATGAAAGACATACCCCTGATTTCGCTTATGGAGCTTGTGGTCCATTAGGTATTTCCTTAGAAGAGGTTAAAAATAATTTTAAATTATACGGCTTAGACAAAGATCCTCGAATTAAATACTTAAAAGGATTTGTAAAAGATACTTTACCTGCTTCAGGAATTGAAAAAATATCTTTATTAAGAATAGACGTAGATGCTTACTCAGCTACACTAGAAGTATTAGATGAATTATATGATAAAGTTCAACCTGGAGGATATATTATATTTGATGATGCTAATTTGGTTGAATCATTTGAGGCTATAAAATTCTTTTTAAAAAGAGAAAGTTTACCTTTAGAATTAATTAATCCCTATACTGATGGAATATATTCATTAGATAAACCAATATGTTCTTCTAATTCAGGTTTTGAGGCTGGTAGTTATATAATTAAAAAGTAATATGAAAAAAGTAATCTATGATATTATTAGCTTCCCATTTAAATCTAAATTAGAAAATATATTTCAAATATCTAATTTATCTGACTTAAATGATGATATAGAAATATTCACACGAGAAAAAGATCAAAGTACTAATTGGCATAAATTGTTTTATAATTGGGCTCGAACTGATGAATTTATTCAAATGTATGATAAATTCATTTTAGAAATTATAAAACCACTTTATAATGAACAAATAGTTTATCAAGCTATACCTACTTTTAGAGTATGTTATCCTAATAATATCGCTGTAGGAGAGTTTCATAAAGACAAATATTATCGAAATGGTGAATGGGCAGCTAAAGTAAAAGAAGATAATTTTTTCTTACCATTCACTGATGCTTTTGGTACTAACACAATTTGGGTTGAATCAGAAGAAGATAAAGGGGATTTTAGCCCTATAAATTGCAATTATGGAGAATGTATTCAATGGGATGGATGCAATTTATCACATGGTAATAAAATCAATATTACTGGTAAAGCTAGAGTAAGTGTTGATTTTAGAGTAATTAAATACTCAAATTATATACCTAGTGACTCAGAATCTATAAATACAAAAATTAAATTTCAAATTGGAGGTTATTATAAAACAATTTAACTATGATAAGTGTTATTATTCCAACTTTTAAAACCCCAGAAGCTTTAGATTTATGCATTAAATCAGCTATTGAAGGACAGCAACATAAAAATCAAATAATAATTGTTGTTGATGGACAATATGATATAAATAAAGAGATTTTAGAAAAATGGTCTAAGTATATTGATGTTTTAAATTTAGAACAAAATGTAGGAACATGTCGTGCTACTAATCTAGGTGTATTTAACGCTCACTATGATAAAATATTAATAGTTAATGATGATAATGTGTTTCCTATTTTATGGGATACTAAATTATTAAACTCATTCCAACTTAATTCAGTCATATCTCCTAACCAGATTGAACCTTATCCTAGTATGTTTTCTCAATTTATTATTAAAGATTATGGTAAAAATCCTAAAACATTTGAATTAGAAAAATTTCAAAATGAAACTAAAAATTTATCACCTCAAATAGATAAAACAGGATCTACATTTCCAATTTTTATGTCTAAAATAGATTATATGAAAATAGGTGGGTTTGCTGAAGATTATCCTTCACCAAGTGGATTTGTAGCTGATTGGGAATTCTTTATGAAATGTCAATTGAATGGAATGAATATGTTGAGAATATATGATTGTCCTTTTTATCATTTTGTATCATTAAGTACTAAAACTCCTGAACAAATAGAATTATCAAAACAGTATGAATCAAATTGTCATGAGTACGCTAAATATAAATGGGGAAGTTATATTAAACATAATCAAAATAATAATTTAAAATTTATATGAGAATAATAGTTACTGGTGGAGCGGGATTTATAGGCTCTAGTTTTATAAACTACTTAAAAGAAAATTACAAATGTGAAATTCTTTGTATAGATAAATTAA